CGTTTGACACATTTTTACCTCAGCATATATACTTTACTCTGCATTTCCGGGGGCCATTAGCTCAGTTGGTTAGAGCACAGTCCTGATAAGACTGGGGTCTGTGGTTCGAATCCACAATGGCCCACCATTCTTGACAGCTCCCGAACCGTTAGCCCTGGATGCTATTAGCGCGAACGGCGCATTGAGTTCCATGTTAACGATCGTCCCTTTCTCGATGTTTAACCGCTTAATCACCGTCTCACAGAGCAGTCGCCTCTCATCTTCGTTAGCTTTATCGAAGAGGTAATCAAGCTCGGTGGCCATCTGCAGGGCTATCTCAAAGTCGGCCTTGATTAAATGCTGACGCTGACTGATCACTTCTACAGAGTTCTTTAACTTGGCCCTCTCCGAATCAATGCGATTCCTGTGCTCCTTGAAGTCGCTCATGGAGATCTGGTCCTCTATCATAAGCTGCTGCAGATTCTTCTCCATCTTCTCTAATTTAAATAGGCGAGTCTCAGTCTTCTTGAGCTCACCGCTGGAGTCGTTTTCATTGTTGAACCACTGCACCAGATCGCGCTTCAGCTGTTTGGCAGCCTCACTGGAGATCGTGATCTTCTTGAACATCTCCGGCAGCTGCTCCTCAACCTGTTTGGTGTTGTAATAGATATCCTTTCCGTTCTTTTTATTTCTGCTTCTGTAATAGCTTTTCTGTTTTTGCAGGTGCGTCTCGGCCCAGCAGGAGCTATTGGCATCGTTGGAGAACAGCAGCCCTCTTAAAAGGTACTTATGCCGATGACTGCGCTGTCTGTACTTATCGTGCTCCTGCAGCACATCCTGCACCTTGTAGAAGGTGTACTCGTCAACTAAAGGAGGATGCTTGCCCTTGATTGGAGTATCTCCCAGTTTAAGCCAGGTCTCGCCCAGGTAAAAGCGGTTGTGGAAGATCTTGCTCCACACCGTCTTGGGGATCATGGTTCCACGCCTGCTGCGGGCGCCTGATGAATAGGCATGCTCGGTCCAGTCCTGCAGGGTCCACTTGCCCGTGGCCATCTCCCTGAAGGCTTCGGTAATGATCGGACCGCTGACTGGGTCGACCTCAATCCATGATGATGTTTTATCCGAAACGTTCTTATAGCCGAGGGTGACCGGTTTGGGCCAGCCGCCGTTCTCAACCTTCTTCTGCATGCCCTTCTTGACCTCAACAGCAAGATTCTTGGAGTACCAGGAGCTGATGATCTGCATCATCCTGCGGCTGATATAGCCGGCGGGAGTCGAAGCATCCCCAGGCTCGCTCAGGCTCTCGATGACTATTTTAAGGTCTTCCAGCTCCTTCTCATAGACCACGAAGTCGTAGTCGTTACGGGCGAAGCGGTCGAACTTGTGAACTAATATGATGTCGAACTCTTTGTTACGTGCCGCAGAGATCATCCTTTGGAAGTCGTGGCGCTTGTCCGTCCTGGCGCTCTCACCGGCGTCCACAAACTCCTTGACCACCCGCCAGCCCTTGCCCTGCGCGTGATAGCGGCATCTTTCTAACTGAAATGGGATGGAGAGATCGCGTTCGGCTTGCTCCTCCGTGGACACACGGGCGTAGATGCAGCAGCGTTTGTTCTCCATCTCATTGGACATGTTAGCTTCTTTGTGCAAATAAGGCTACGATCGGCGCCAGCGTTCCATCTCGGCCATGGTAGCGTACACGGCGATTCTTTTGAAGCCCAGCTCCTCCGGCACCCCGAAGTGCTCGGCTATCTCCCATAATGAAAGCTGTTCGAGCCCGATGATCTGCTCCTCAGGGATGAGGATATGTGCAGCGCAGCAGTCCGCATCATTCTCCTGCTGGCGGCGCAGCGTTTCCTGATAGGCGTAGAAGGTCAGCTGGTTGCCGCAGTGCATCAAATGGTGAGCTAAGGCATGGGCGATTAAAAAGCGGCGCTCTACCACGCTGAGTCCCATGGCCAGGCCGATCCATCTGCCGCATTTGACCTCTCTAATGGGCGGAATGAACGGCCAGGTCACGCACTCGCAGCCCTCAAGACTGGCCAGGCCTTCCATATCTAATGGGAAATACACACCTGGGTGCCTCAAATGCAGTTGCTTAGCTTTCTGTATGGCGAGAATGCTCAAATGACCCTCCAGGGAAATATGGACTATTGGGGCTGCTTCTTTTCGGCAATCTCGCGGCGTTTGCGGCGCCGCTCTTCTTCAATGGTAAACCTGATGAAGGCCTTGACCCTTTCCTTGGCCTCATCATCGGTCAGCCGGTCCACCTGGCGGAACATCAGCTCCAGTTCCGGATCCTTCAAATCAAGGTCGCCGACCCTGTCCCAGGGCAAGCTGTTCATGGTCCCACCAATGGATGAATAGATGTCAGTCACCTCTAGTTCAAGATGCTTCGACATGGCGAGAATGATGTCGGGCGAAGGAGTTTTATTGCGCCCGTTCTCGATGGAGGTGACATTCTCCATACTGGTGCCCACCAGCTGGGACAGCTCCCGCTGCGTCATACCCGTGCGCATCCGCGCCTCCCTGATCAGCTGAGCTAGCGTTATCGGCATGTAAGTCTCTCTGTGAGCATGATTGACATATTATGGTAATGATATCACCTATTAATTTTACTGTCAAGCGGTTGATGTCGTCAGGGACTTCAGGCGCACTTACATAGCTAAAACGTCTTTATGTTATCTTGCATAGAGCGACAAATACCACTTGACAACATTATTACAATGAAGTAATATTATCACTATTCCAGCATAACCACAGCTTCAAATTAATCCCCCGGTATGTTTTCAAGAAAAATCGTCATGGAGAGCACAAAGTTGGCACCACACACTGAGGAGATATCCCCGCCCGTCGATCCGGCCGTGCAGAGCAGGATTAGGACTCTAATTGAGCTGGCTGTGGCTATCGGCAGGCGCGAGGGCTTGATCGGCAAGCAGGAGGCCAATTGAGGCCGACCACCAGGTGCCGCGAATATATCGAGGGCCGCGTCGGCCGTTATCGCTGGTACCTATGCCGACAGTGCCGGACTAAATTCAGGGTATTCACCCATCAGCCGGTGCCGGAAAAAGAAAGATTGTGCAATAACTGTGAAGGAGGGCAAACATGTCCAAGATCTTAAGCATACTGGAAAACACATCCAAAAGCGGCAACAAGTACTGGGAGATTGTCTGTGAGGGAATTGAGAAGAAGATCATCTCCTTCAAGCCCTTCCGGCTGGGTGATGATCTGGAAACTCAGGGCATGGAACTCAATGACCGAGGAGACTGCTACATGATCAAGTCGGATAACAAGGGCGTCAAGAGCTACCAGAAGAATGATGAGCTAATCGTCGCCCAGGTGGCCTACAAGTCGCTGGTGGATTTGGCCATTGCCGGCAAGGTCGACCTGTTTGAGAAGAACGCTTATCGACAGGAGGCGCTGACTTCCCTGGGCACGCAGATCGCCTTCACAATCCGCGGCATCGCCGGCGCCCTCAAAGGCAATTTGACACTTCCTGAGATAAAGCCTGCCACAAAGGAAAGCACCAAGAAACTGACGACAGTTGGGCAGCTGTTCACGCGGGCCAATGCCAAATGGGACCTCTACCGCGCGGACATACTGAAGATACTCGGTGTTTCCGATGCCAACGAGATCACCGACCTGGATGCTGCCTGGAACAAGATAGCCGAGGCCATGGAACCTAAAGAGGAATAGGAGTAATACGATGCTGATGACAAAGGAGTTGACGGTTTTCAAGTTTAACGAATATACCATCCGGCGGATCACAGGAGTCGACGGCAAGATTCTATTTTGTATCGCTGATATTTGTGCTGCATTGGGCATTAAGAGGATAGATGATGTCATCGCACGGTTAACAAAGGAGGCGGATAATAACCGCCCCCTTTGTAATAGCGACACCGGTAATAACGGTGTCGCTATCGGTGGCGTTATCTGGATCAACATCCAAACTGCCGGCGGTGTGCAACGCATGGCCTTCACCGATGAAGTCGGTCTATATGACATCATCAGCAAATCCCGCAAGCCACTGTCAAAGGTGCTCTATCGCAGATTGATAGAAGCTGTGCCACCCATGCGGCAACAGGCTATGTCACCGCAGATTGCTCCTGCATATAGCCACGATTTAGCACATGTCAAAGCTTTAACTCAAGAGCTGATAAGCTGTCTGCTCCCTCTTAAAGATGTGTTTTCTGATTTGGCCACTCTGAAAAGCGATGTATCTCAGTTAAAGTCAGGTCAGGAGGTCAAAGCACTCTTGCCCCCTGTGCCTCCGCTTACCCGGCGCAACGAGATCATCCTGTTCATCAACAAGTATATGGCCAATCATCCAGGCGAGTTCGCTGAATTCGAACATATCTGGAATCATCTCTACGATGCCTTTCGGCTGAGGACAGGTCGCAATATAAAACGGGAAGCACGCCCCAGGTTTAAGAGCACACTGGCCTATGTACAGTATGTTGGTGAGATCGACAGGCTGTGGGTCGTGGCCAAGGATTTATTCGATAAATAGATATGCCTGGTGTCCGGGATTAAACAACCATCGGTAATTACCCGGCGCAGCCAACCGAGCCAGGCGATGCCTCCTTTTTCAAATAGCCCGGCCCCGCACGCTCCCGGGGCCGGGCGGGATCCAGAGGATAGATGGTGGAAAAGATAGCTGCAATATATCAATACCGAAATCGGGCCGGCGGCGTGGTACACGAGACCGTCCGTTACCAGCCTAAGGCCTTCACCCAGCGCCGGCCAGACGGAGCTGGTGGCTACATCTATAACCTCAAAGACATCGAGCCGGTGCTCTATCGCTTACCAGAGATCACACTGGCAATTGAAAAGTCCATGCCCATATTTATATGTGAGGGAGAGAAGGACGCTGATAATCTGGTCAAAATCGGCTTTGAGACCACTACCTGTGCTATGGGCGCTGGCCGCTGGAGAAAGACCTATACTCAGGCACTGACCGGCGCCCTGGTGCTTATTTGTCCTGATAATGACGACGCTGGCTGGAAGCACGCTCTTCAGGTGGCCTGTGAATTATACCTTTTTGCTGAGGCTGTGAAGGTGATTAGGCTGCCGGGCACGGGCAAGGATGTCAGCGACTGGATCGAGGCTGGTGGGACCGCTGAGAAGCTGATGGAGATAGCCGATGATGCCTCCATCTACATGCCGCTGGAATATCGGCGCGAGTATGACGAGAGGCTGAAGACCATGGGGCCTCGGCAGCTGCTAAATGAATTGGAATGGCTGAAGACGGCGCCGATCAAGCATCAACCAAAACTGTCGCTAATTGAGTATCAATTGGAATTCTGCCGGCAGGCATTGGCTCATCAGCGGCGCCATGAAAAGTACATCCGGGCCCTGGAAGAGAGCGGATTAACGACCGTTAAAGGCACGTTAAAAAAGGCAGTTTTTTCTTAACGTTGTTAATGGAAATGAACGCAAAGGAAGCTGAACAGCGTTAATAAACGTTAAAAGCTGATCGTGAGTGTTGCAGAGAAGTTGCAAAAAAGATGGAAGACATAACGCCTTTAAGCCATAAATTGTTTGATTTTATTGAGCAGTCGTCCGGCTGGTTTTATACGGACGACATATATAAATCTCTCTCTATTACTATAGAGAGAGATAAAACTAATATAAGAGTACAACTACATGCTTTATGTACTAAAGGATTATTAGAAAGAGACCCCAGGGTTAACGGACGTTTCAGAAGGGTTGAGGACGACATGGTGGAGATGGACCTCCATAATGCCAACCCTGCCCAGGCCTTAGAGATACGCTATCCCTTCAAGCTGGAGCGCTTCGTGCTCACTCTTCCCAGGTCGATCATTGTCTGTGCCGGAGCCAGCAATGCTGGCAAGACGGCCTGGATGCTTAATTTCTGCTTGCTCAACCAGTGGAAGCAGCACATCGTCTATTTCAGCAGCGAGATGGGAGCTTCAAGGCTAAAGGCCCGTCTAAACAAATTCCCTGACATCGATACATTTGGCATAGGCTTCCAGGCATTTGAGCGGGGAGACAACTTCCATGATGCGGTAGCCAAATTCCCTGAATCCATATGCGTGATCGATTACTTGGAGATATATGACAACTTCTATGAGATTGGTGCCAAGATCAAAGCCATTTTCGATAAGCTGAAGGGTAACGGACTGGCCGTCATCGCTGTGCAGAAGAACCCCAGCAAGAAGAACCTTAAAGGCCAGACCGAGTACATCGATCTCGGACGTGGCGGAAACTTCGGACTGGAGAAAGCCAGCCTTTACTTGGCCATGGACAGCGCCGGCATGGATGGCTCCAACCGCCTAAAGATCGTCAAGGCCAAGGAATGGGCGAGAGACGATATCAACCCCAACGGCCTGGAGTGGTCATACAAGCTTGTTAAAGGCTGCCAGTTCGTGGGCATACGGGAGCCGTTCGAGATAATAGGCAAATCCATCGCATAGGCTAACAAATATGATCACAAAGAAAATGCGACAAAAAGTACTTGACAGGGCCGGTCGGCTTTGCGAAGTCTGCCGGGCCCGGGAGATTTCCGCGGCCTAGCCATACACCACAAAGTCATGAGGTCACATGGTGGCAAAGACGAACTTGAAAATTTGATCCTACTATGCGGCCGACATCATTCTGAAGCCCATGGAATACGGGAGGTCATAAATGCCTGAATTCATAAACTGCTGCAACGAGCTTAGCCGGGCGACCTGGCTGAAATTGATGGCCAAGTTCAAACGGAAGTTGAAAATCAAATCACCAAGAAACGTCACGGTCAGGGCCAAGTTGGAAGGCCCGGATGAGATCGCAAAATTAATGACCATGAAGCCTAAATGGAGTATGAACGATGGGATACAGTAACGAGCAAATCAAGTTTATCCTGGAGCATTACATCGATTTAGCTTCCGGTAACATGCCAGTTGATAGGGCTACGAAATGGCTCAAATCGGTCCCCGGCCGCAAGGATTACAATGCCACATTCAGTATCTGGAAGGCGGATATTGATCGCGCGATTAGTAGTCTGTGCCCCAAAAATGACCTATGGTGCGATTTGTGCAAGGATGTGACTTCGGAGATACTGCGATTCCATGCACGCCGACTGTCCCAAATGCAGAGAGAAATACTCATGGTTTATATTCTAAGCGAGTGGATAGGGACTAATTATTGTGACGGTATCATTACGAGGATGCGAAAATTTCTGAATCTCAAATTCGTTAACAAAAGATGTGCATGAAAATACAAATAGGGGTCACGAAAATACGTCCTTTGTGTGAGTAATTACTGTACGCCAAATAATTGGCTTTCTTTCGAGTATAAATGTTACCTTATAAAGTTGGTTTAAATAGTTTATAATAGCGGATAGCAGTTGATTGTTTGTTAAGTTGGAGTAAACCATATGAGCAGCAAGGTAGAGATTCAAACCTATACACCATTTTATCGGACAGACAATATCACGCTTTATCAAGGTGATTGTGTAGAAATATTATCGAGTTTGTCAGCAGATTCTATAGATATGATTTTCGCAGATCCTCCATATAATTTATCAAACGGAGGCATTACATGTCATGCGGGTCATATGGTCTCAGTGAATAAGGGTAATTGGGATAAATCCAATGGGCTGGATATTGATCATGAATTTGCAGTCAAATGGCTTTCGGCATGTAAGCGTGTTCTAAAAAGTGATGGTACCATATGGGTATCAGGAACAATGCACAGCATATATTCTATCGGTTACGCTTTGCAACAACTTGGATACAAGTTACTGAATGAAATAACCTGGTTTAAACCAAATGCGGCACCCAATTTGTCATGTAGATATTTTACTCATAGCCACGAAACGGTGATTTGGGCTTCTAAGACCGCTAAGAGTAAACACAAATTCAATTATGAACATATGAAGCAATTGAATAACGGAAAGCAAATGCGATCGTTTTGGATAGATATAAAAGAAGTTGAAAAAGTGCCCGACATCTGGTCTTTAACTACCCCTGCGCCAGAAGAGAAGTTGCATGGAAAACATCCTACCCAAAAACCTATCGCTTTGCTTGAGCGAATAGTGTTGGCTTCAACCGATAAAAACGACATTATCTTAGATCCTTTTACAGGTTCGTCGACGACTGGTATTGCGGCAATTCGACATCATCGAAAATTTATCGGGATAGACAATGAACCTGAATTCTTGGAATTATCTAAGATACGTTTAGCTGAAGAAGAAAACAAAACGTCCGGACGATTGAGAATAGACTAACCCTTTTCAGAAAAAGGTATCAAATCAAATGGCAAATTTACCATTTTATGAGGAGCACTTTAATATTCATTCAGTTGATGAGCTATTAAACCTGTTATGTGAGACTGCAATTGAGACCAATCATACTTATGAATTCTTCGTTAATTGGAATAAAGTAATTGAGAACCGTGATGCAATTAAGTATGAATTAGCTTTACTTGGAAGTTTAAGAAATAGCACTGACCCTGTACAAGCACTGAGAGACTTATTAACGAAATATCCGGAAGTTGTAAAAGTAATCCCTATATTGTTAGCTGTTCGGGATGGGATAATAAAGACACTTGATTCGCTGGAACCTGATATAAATTATAAAATATTTAATTTTGAAAAAGGACAACATTCTTCAGCAGATATCAACCAGATCGTTGAATTTACACAAAAGACAAGCCTTCTAAATCAGTTAACTGAAATGGAATCGGCTACTGATTATATGTTGGGCATCGAAGTTGGCTTGGATAGTAATGCAAGGAAAAATCGTAGCGGTCAATTTCTTGAGTCTGTAATATCTGAAATATTGCAGAAGTTAGTAAAAGAACATCCGGATATTAAATGTGTTGAACAAAAAAAATTTCAATATATTAAAGATATATATAACATTGCTACACCAGATTCATTGAGGGACAAAAAATTCGATACTGTTCTTTTACATCAATCGAAGAACATAAATATTGAGGTCAATTTCTATAGTGGTACAGGTTCAAAACCCAGTGAAATAGTAAACTCATATATTAATAGGGCACAGGTTTTAAAAGCAGCGAACTGGGATTTTGTATGGTTAACAGATGGAGACGGCTGGAAGCATATGCAAAATCCGTTTAGGATTGGTATTGAGAATATTCCATATGTAATCAATACCTGGATGTTGAAAAAAGGAATATTAGAGAAGATAATATTCTAATCTAGTATTGGCATTCACTTACTCTGATACCACGTATCATTTATTGGCTATTATTGCATTTTCAGCTTAGTTAGTTCTATTTGGTCATGGGGTGGTTATAAACAAGGTGCTGAACAATAGATAAGAAGTCAAAAGGGAAACAACAAACTGATCCATGGTTTTAATATGGCCCAATTCCAAACAGCGATCAAAGGTAATATTTAACGGTAGGAGGGTTACTGTGGATAATTGTCCAATATGTGGTGAAGATTTAGCTAAGTCTGTTTATATTCGTGATAATAGATATAAAAGCTGCCCCAATTGCTCAAAAAAGCATGGAGTGCACGCTTATTTTCTAACTGATAGTTTTGGCATACGTCACCATGAAGACGGAACAGTGTTTATACAATCATGGTGTCCAGTTTGCCGTTCGGGTAAAGCGGGAAACCCTATATTATTTTGCAGATAAAAGGGGTACATTACAATTAGGTCAATAATTGTATATAGTCGCTAATTAAATAATGGGAGGTCAAGGTTGTGGAAACCATAGAATTTTTAATACGGGGACATTATTCGAGAAGAGAATTACGAGATCTTGTCATTCGAAAATTTATGGAAGAAGAACCCGGATTGGGAGGAGGAGAGCGAGCGTCCAAGTACCGATACAATGTTGAGACTTTAGCTGACGGCAGAAAAATTTATTTAACCCGGCCGGCCTACTTAAAAAAGGGGTTTGACTTTCTAATTAATATTGAAAGAATGACATTTCAGACTGGGGGAGAATATCCTAAACATAAAGATATTTTTGACGATCTAAGTAGTAAAAAACGAGAAAACGCAGGACTAGCCCTGAGATTAAGGAACGCGATCCAAGGTGTCCATGATTGTGAAGATACTGAACAAATACTTGCTAATTATGAAAGTTTATCTTTCCAAGCTGGCTATTCAGTTGAGCTGATTCTGAAGGTGATTAAATGGTTTCTAATTGAACAAGATATAAGAGATTGGAATTACTCAGGACGCGCCATGTTTATGAACGGCGTAAATGTAGCTTTGCAGTAAGGTTGGGGTGAATATTGCGTCAATATACAATGAATGATTCATTGATCGTAGCTAAAAAAGCATCTGCTGATATCGAGTGTTATCTTCGTAAGAATAGCGAGACACTCAACGTAATTAATGTGGAAAACGACCCAGAATATCAAGGTAAAGACATTGACTTAATTTGGATTACTCATGATAAAACATTGACAATAGAAGTGAAGGGCGATCGATGGGATAATACGGGGAATTTCTTTTTTGAGACCCTTAGCAATAAGGAAAAGGGCACGCCGGGATGCTTCATTTATTCACAAGCAGATTTACTTTATTATTATTTTACTCGGATAAAGGTTTTATACTGTATTCCGATGATTGAAAGCCGAAAATGGTTTTTATCAAATATTAATCGTTTTAAGGAAAGAGAAACTCATACTCCAATTGGCAATGGTTTCTACACCACAGTAGGTCGTTTGGTACCAATAAATGCGCTTCTAAACGAAGTCACGAATATTGAAAAGTACCAAATCAAATAATGATATTTGGCATTTATATCAAAATGCTCTTCTTAAAACTAAATAGAATCAGATAATCGAGGAAATCACTTAAATTTCTTAATTATTCCTTTCGCTGTTTTATCCTTTAACATTTGAAATGCGCTCTGTCTGACGATTCCTTCTGATAATGGTGGCAAAGGTATGCCCTTGTATTCCCATTGATTGAGAGGTATTAGTTTTACAACATCGAATTTCAACTGCAACGGCCAAAGTACTTCACCGTCTTTTATTTCTTGTTGCCAAAAGGGCTTTGTTGCTCTAGTTTTTGTTTTCACTGCTCCGTATCCAACGATTGCCTTTATGGGCTTCGTTACGTAGAAAAAAACAAGATCATCCTTTTTAACCTTATCCCATGCATTGTAATACCTTTCAGTGGAACCCCATATACCCCTTTTTATACCCAATTCCCAATTTTCTTTAGGACCAATAGCCAGCCAGTCCGACATCTACGCACCTCCAAAATAGTTACTTATTACGTTAGATATTCATTCTACATATATTTTTATACAGGCGCAATCAAAACAGTTATTGAAGACATATGAATTGGATGAGATTAAATGGGTCGGCTAATAATTGTACTGAGACTGAGATGCTCAAGCTATCGCATCAATCCCTATTGACATGCTAGATACGAAATCAATGAGTTGACAAATACAAACGAACGCAAATATAATTGAAGTAAGCTGGGATAGTCCGCAGAGATGCGGGCTTTTTTATTTAGCCGATTATTTTCGTGTTGTCAGAGATAAAATCACTGTAGCTTAAAAGTGGCTACTAAACGATCAAGCGCCAAAGTATCATAATCGTCCTTAATTCCCGTAGTCTGTACCTCATAAAGCTGATTGCCCTTTTTCTTATAGTAATAGAAGTCCCTGAGAGAACCCGTCCCTGGATCATAATAATCAATCGTCAAACACCAGTCCCAGCCTATGCAATTCTTGCCATTTTGAATGACTACCACGTTCTGATAATCAGACCTACACTGGTCCAATACTGCATTAGCTGCCTCGCTGCAATAACCGACGTAGTTATTATAAACAGTAATTGAGACTAAGCCTTTGTATTGTTTCGGTGCCCATATATAGTCAGTGTGGATATCTGGTGTAGATATGGCGTTTAATTCTAATTGCCAGCCAACCGGATATTCAATCGAATAACCCCATTTGTCATTATGAAGCACGGCGGTCTGATCGCAAGCTGTAAAGAACAGGCCAATCAGCAGTAAGCCAATAACTAAATACTTCATAGGTGTGGCAACGGCGTTGATAGAAAGCATATTGAGTATTCATTTTACTATATTGACAGATCAATTATCCTGATGATTGTGCAACATCATGCCGCATAAACCCAAGAAGCCATGCAGCCGATCTGGTTGCCCCAATCTAACCTATAAGCGCTCAGGCTATTGTGACCAACATCAGCGAGACTATCGCAAACAGCAGGATCTCAATCGCGATACAAGTAATGAACGCGGCTACACCTACCGCTGGCAGAAGGCACGCAGACGTTTCTTAACTCAACATCCTCTGTGTGCAGTGTGCCAGTCCAACGGCCAGGTAACTGCAGCTACTATCGTCGACCACATCATTCCTCATAAGGGCAACCAAGACCTGTTCTGGGATGAAGCCAACTGGCAGCCGCTATGTAAGTTTCATCATGACCAGAAGACCGGCAGCCAGGGCTAAACAGTCAATCAGAGCAGTCCTCAATAGGATAGGCCTATCCAAATCTCTACAGATCGAGCGCGCCTAAACCGCACGGCCAGCGCCACGCGAAAATTCACAGAATTGACTAGGGGGGGTCTACCACCTAAATGAAGCTAAAAACCGTCAAAATTACTGAACTAAAACCGCATGAAAAGAACCCGCGCCAGCACCCGGACAGCGCCATCGCCAAACTGACCAGATCAATCCAGGAGTTCGGCTGGACCAACCCGGTGCTGGTTTCCAAAGACGGCATCGTCCTGGCCGGGCATGCCAGGTTAAAGGCGGCGGAGAAGGCCGGCATCACCGATATACCCGCCATCTACCTTGACCTGGAGGGCGCCAAGGCTGATGCCTATCTGATCGCAGATAACAAGACCCAGGACTTAACCGACTGGGATCTGCCGTTACTCAAAGACCTGCTGCAGGAGCTGGACGACGGTCAATTTGACCTGACCGTTACAGGCTTCGATGAAGACGAGATCGAAGGCCTGATGACGCAGTTCCACGTGCCGGAGGAAGGACTGACCGATGACGATGAGATACCGGAGGATGTGGAATCTGTCTGCAAGCCCGGCGATCTCTGGCAACTGGGCGTGCACCGGCTATTGTGCGGTGATTCAACCTCAATTAGCGATATCGAGCGGTTGACCGCAGGCGAGAAGATCGATCTTGTCTTTACGGATCCGCCCTATAACGTGAACTGGGAATACCGCGGCAAGATGCACGGCGAAAGGTTTAATGGCATCCTCAATGACAACCTGGGCCCGGCTGAGTGGACCGAGTTCTGCAGCAAGTTCATCGCCAATATATCTGCCGTCTTGAAGGAAGGGCATGCCTATTATATGTGCTCCGGATGGAACTCCTTCGGAGAGTTTGAGAGAAACCTGAAGCAGAATAAATGCGAGTTCAGACAATTGATCGTCTGGGCCAAGAACCAGTTTGTGCTGGGCAAGTTCAACACCGACTATAACCGCCAGCACGAGCAGATACTCTACGGCTGGAAGGAGGGCAAGGCGCACCGCTGGTTCGGCGGGCATTCCGAGACCGACCTATGGCAGGTCGACAAGGTACACAACACCAAGATGGTGCACAGCACCGAGAAGCCTGTGGGACTGGCAGAGCGGGCCATTAAGAATAGCAGCCAACTGAATGATCTTGTACTGGACTTATTTACCGGCTCGGGGTCGACGCTCGTAGCCTGTGAGAAGATGGGGCGCAGGTTCTGCGGCATGGAGCTCGACCCCAAGTACTGCGACGTGATCATTAACCGTTGGCAGAACTTCACGGGCAAGCAGGCTTCAAAGATAGAGCCTTAAGCTAACTCGTACCCTTGTTTCATCAAGCGAGTGGCGTGAGCGGGCGTTACAACCCAGAACTTCTCATCGTCACCCAGGACGATCATCATTATCTTGATGCAGCGTTCAGTGAAGCTAAGAGCATTTGCCAGTTCGCTAAATTTGTATATCGTTTCAATCCGTTTCATTGCCGTTTCCTATACTCATAGATTAGCGTACAAAGCAGTGAAAGCCAAGTGGTTTAAGCCATAATTTTCAAGATATTTTTGAATGCTTTTAGGTCCTACGCAACGAAAAGCATGGCAGGCTCCCAGAGCGAGAGCCTGCCACGTTGTTGTTCGGTTGTCAGAGTTAGCTGATCGGATGCCCAGGGCATCCAGCGGGCACCTGAGTCGAAGGAAGCAAGAAGCTCTTGCGGCAGGCGTAGCAGTGCCAGCGGACCTGACCCTGCGGCACACCCTTCTGATTTGGATTCCTGCGGCAGACGCTCTTCTTGTCCACGATTGCTTCATTTTCTGTGGCATCTGTCTGCACCGGCTGTGAAACCTCTTCGGCCTTGGGCGTCGACTCACTCCAGAACACCCAGCCGTTGCAGGGATGTCCTGTAACCGAGCTGCCGGCGGCGGAGATGCTCTTGTAATCCTCTCCCATGACGCGGTAGACGAGCTTGCCATCCTTTTCGACTACCTCGCAGGTGTACTCGACCTTGTGGTACTTGCCGGTCAGCACCATCCCAGACTTGATCTCGCGATTGCTAATTGCCATTTAATACCTCCTACTTTTAAGTTACTCACATTCATCACTCTGGGCGCTGAGGAAGTCAATAGCTTTGCTCAGTAAATTGAAAGGAAAAACTCTTGAAAGGACGTAAGCCTCGCCCCACCAAGGTCAAGATTCTTGAGGGCGAGAAGAACAAAAATAGAATAAACAGGCGCGAACCAAGACCTCATCCCGGCCGTCCTACGTGTCCGGACCATCTTAGCCCGGCCGCTAAGACGGAGTGGAAGCGCATCGTGCCTCAGCTGGAGGAGATGGGCTTGCTATCCAAGATCGACCGCACCGAGCTGGCCTTCTACTGTCAGGCCTATGCCAGGTGGAAGAAGGCTGAGGCTGTACTTAACGAGAAGGGCGAGCTGTACAAGACGCAGAACGGCAACGTGATCATCTCACCCATGCTGTGGGTGGCCAACAGGGCCATGGAACAGTGTCATAAGTTCCTGGTCGAGTTCGGCATGACGCCCGCCAGCCGCGGCAGGATTAACATGGCCAGGCCAGGTGAGGACGATGGTTGGAATAAACTGCTCGATTTCTGCAGTGAAACCACGAAGGCGCAATGAAACGAAACTTCAGTGAAGCGCGAGCCAAGCGGGCTGTCGAATTCATTCAGAGGCTCAGGCACACAAAGGGACAATGGGCCGGGCAGAACTTCATCCTGCAGGACTGGCAGCGCGAGAAGATCATCCGGCCCTTGTTCGGCACCCTGAATCCAGACGGTACCCGCCAGTACCGCACCTGTTACGTGGAATTGCCGCGCAAGAACGGCAAGACGACTGTCGCCTCTGCTATCGCGCTCTACTTGCTTTATGCCGACAGCGAGGCCGGCTGCGAGATATATAGCGCCGCCAACGATAGGCCGCAGGCAGCACTGGTTTTCAATGAGGCAGCAGCCATGGTACGCCAGGAGCCCAACCTGTTTAACATCTCCAAGATCGTGGACAGCCAGAAGCGCATCGTCTATCGCAGGTACAACTCCTTCTACAGCGCCATCTCGGCCGAGGCCTTCACCAAGTGGGGCATCAACGCTCACGGCATTATTTATGATGAATTGCACGCTGCGCCCGACCGCGATCTATGGGACACCCTGACGACCTCGACCGGCTCACGGCGCCAGCCGTTGACACTGGTGATCACCACGGCGGGATATGACCGCAACTCAATCTGCTGGGAGCAGCATAATTACGCCTTGAAGGTGCAGAACGGCATCATTGAAGATCCTACCTTCCTTCCTGTTATATTTTCCGCTCCCGAGGACGCGGGCTGGAAGGACGAGAGAGTCTGGGCATCATGTAATCCGGCGCTGGGCACCTTCCGCAACATCGATGAGATGCGCACCCTCTGTAACAAGGCCCAGGAGACACCTGCCCTGGAGATGGCTTTCAGGCGGCTGTATCTCAATCAGTGGGTGAACTCCGTGGAAAGGTGGCTGCCCATGGACGCCTGGGACGCCTGCAGCGGCGCGGTCGACGTTGAGAAACTCAACGGCCGCACCTGTTACGCCGGGCTGGACCTGTCCGCCACCACCGACCTCACCGCCCTGGCATTGGTTTTTATCGATAATGACGGCACCCTTGACGTGTTGATGCACTTCTGGATACCCGGCGACACCGCTGTGGACAAGGAGAAACGGGACCGTGTGCCCTACCGGGTCTGGTCCAAGGAAGGCCTTATAAACCTCACGCCAGGCAACGTTATCGATTACCAGTACATCCGCCACACGCTGCATGAGCTTAGAGAGAAATATGACATCGCCGAGATCGCCTTCGACCGATGGGGAGCGACCAAGCTTAGCCAGGATTTAACCGACGATGGCTTCTTGATGGTCCCCTTCGGCCAGGGCTTCGCTTCCATGAGCGCCCCTACCAAGGAACTAATGAACCTGGTATTGAGCAAGAAGATCAGGCACGGCGGGCATCCTGTGCTCAGGTGGAACTGCGACAACCTGGTCGTGCGCATGGATCCCGCTGGTAACCTTAAGCCCGACAAGGAGAAATCGACTCAGAAGATAGACGGCATGGTGGCCTTGATCATGTCCATCGACCGGGCCAGCCGGCACAGCAACCTGATCGAGACGTCGATGTATGAAACGCAGGGACTGACAGTTATATGAAGATACCGTTTTTAAAGAAGCTGCTCGGTAAATCAGCCGCCGGATCCTTAAACAGGGTGGATGACCCGCTTAACCTGTACTGGCGCAGGAGCAACACCGGCGCCAGCGTTACCGAAACCACAGCGCTCTCGGTTGTAACGGTTTACGCCTGCGTGCGCATCTTATCTGAAACGCTGGCATCACTGCCGCTGCATCTGTACAAGAGGCTGGAACGGGGCAAACAAAGAGCCATTGAGCATCCTCTCTATCAAATACTGCACGACATACCGAATCCCGAAATGAACAGCTTTACCTTCCGCGAGACCTTAATGGCGCATCTGGTTACCTGGGGCAACGCCTATGCCGAGATTGAATGGGACAACTACACAAAGGTTAAGGCGCTCTGGCCACTGCGCCCCGACAGGATGCAGGTCTGGCGGGAGAACGACCAGATTATTTACAAATATTACTTACCCAACAGTGCAGGGATGGTGACACTGCCGGCATACCGTGTCTGGCATATCCCTGGGCTGGGCTTTGACGGGCTGGTCGGCTATCCTCCCATCACACTGGCGCGTGAAGCCATTGGATTATCGCTGGCCACGGAGGAATTCGGCGCCAGGTTCTTCGGCAACGGCGCGGCTCCGGGTGGTGTTCTTGAGCACCCGGCCAAGCTCTCCAAGGAGGCACAGGAAAACCTGCGTAAATCATGGAACGAGATGCACTCCGGCCTATCCAACCAGCACCGGCTGGCCATCCTGGAAGAGGGAATGAAGTGGAGCAAGATCGGCATACCGCCGGACGATGCTCAGTTCCTGGAGACCCGCAAGTTTCAGCGCAACGAGATAGCATCGTTCTTTCACATACCACCCCACATGATCGGAGACCTTGACCGAGCCACCTTCTCCAACATTGAGGAGCAGGCGCTGGAATTCGTGGTCTATACCATGCGTCCCTGGCTGGTCCGCTGGGAGCAGTCGATCAACCAGAAGCTGCTCAACCCTGATGAGAGGGCAGAATATTTTGCTGAATTCCTGGTCGATGGACTTCTGAGGGGCAATATACAGGCACGCTACCAGGCCTATGCTACCGGACGTCAGTGGGGCTGGCTGTCGGCCAATGATATCAGGGAGCTTGAGAATCAGAATCCGCTGCCCGGTGAGGAAGGCGATATTTATTTGAATCCCATGAACATGGTGCCGGCTCTGCAGCTATTGCAGACTTCTCAAGGCAAATCTACACGCGTTTCATAATAGATATAGAAACGGCTTTTTTGTAGCAAACATATTGAATTCGTCGGCCATTTTAACTAACGTTTTTGATCCTGCGCACTGGGCCTGACTATTCAGCACTGTTTGAATCTGTGTAAGTACATTGATGTATTTATTTATAAAAGATTGTGTGAATTCCATAAAAGAGTAGTAGCCATTACCAGAAGGCCTATGACTACCCTTCGTATTTTCCTTTTCTACCATTTCTATTAAATCGGACTTATATTTGAATTGTTTACTGGAATTACATCCATCGATAACACCGTTGTCCCACAGTTGAAAGAATCCGGGGCTTATCAAGTGTAATATTTTCGAGGCCGAAATTGGTCCAACCAAGGAATTTAAATTTTCGAAGATTATGGCAATGGTCTGTTTATCCGGTAGGATACTGCTTTTATGCAATTCTTGCTTCCGTGCACTCTCTAAAAATTCTGAATGCTTTTTAATAATTAAACCCAGTTCAGGATCAGTTGGATCTATGCCAGTACGTCCCATATGGCCCCATTTGAAAAGAAAGTCTCTAATAACTTCCAGTTCTTTTGGACCTAATGAAGTTAGGTTAAACGTAGCGAAGTAGTTGATACAGGCAAAATATTTTGGATCATCTGTCTGCAGACTATTTTGCTCATAAATATAAGCCTCAATAATCCTTTCGATTTCAGTATGTGTAAACATTGCAAGCTACCTCCCATTGTCTATTTACTATTTTAATAAAAGACATCGCCATTATATCAATTCGGGCACGATAGGCGTTCAAAACGAGCGCCTTTTTTGTTGGAGGCCACATGGAACACAAATCTATCAAAATACAGTTCAAGGAAGCCCAGGAAGGGGCATTCACCGCCCAGATCGCCACGCTCAACGTGGTTGACAGCGACGGCGACCTCACCAAGTCCGGCGCCTTCCCTACGGGCAAAGAGCTATTGATCTCTGCCTATCAGCATGGTTCCTGGCAGGGCGCCCTCCCCGTGGGCAAGGCGGTGATCAGGGAGATCGGCGATGCTGTGATCGCTGAAGGCCAATTTAACCTTAATTCTGTCTCGGGTCGCGAGCATTATGAGGCCGTGAAGTTCACCGGCGACCTGCAGGAATGGAGCTACGGCTTCTGGCCAGTCAAGTGGAACATGGAGGAGATCGACGGCAAACAGGTGAGGATCCTGGAGTCCGTCGACCCTGTCGAGATATCCCCTGTGCTCAAGGGTGCCGGAGTCGGCACCGCGACCCTGGCCATCAAGGAAGACGACGGTGCCACCTTCGCTCAGCATTTCGAGACGGCGCTTGCTGCTGTCGCTGGAGTGGTTGAGCGCTCTAAATCGCTTGCCGATCTGAGGCGCAAGGAAGGCCGCACCTTATCCCAGGCTAACCGCAATCGGATTAAAGACCTGCAGTCTCAGTTAAATATCCTGTCTGCCGAACTGCAGACGCTCCTGGACGAGACTGATACCGCCAGCAAATCCGTGGTCGGCAGCCTGTACCTGGCATTTTCCAGGACATTACGCAATCTGAATTAAACGGAGGTCAACAATTGAACCTTAAAGAACTTAACGAGGCTATTGTAGCCAAATCCAAAGCCCTCCACGATATCTTCGAGGAGGCCGGTCCGGACATGGATATGTCCAAGGTCAAGAGCCTGAGCGGCGACACGACTGCCAAGGTCGAAGCCATCAAGGCCATGAACGCTGAACTGGACGACCTGGGCAAGAAACGTGACCAGGCCAACCAGCTGATCGAGAGCCGCAAACGCGCCGACGAGATGTCCAACGCACAACCGGTACCCAAGGCCGACCCTTCACCTGCGGCCCGCAAATCCCTGGGCGAAATGGTGATGGAAAGCCCTGCTCTCAAGAACAAAGGCCAGACGTCCAGCCTGGACGTAGACCTCAAAACCCTGTTCGAGCGCACTGCTGGCTTCGCGCCGGAGAGTGTGCGCATACCCAGGGTAGAGCCCTACCCGGTGCGGCCGCTGATGGTGGCCGATCTGCTCCCTGTACTTCCCACCTCTCAAGCGGCCATCAAGTACATGGAGGAGACTACCTTCACCAACAACGCCGCTGAAACCGCTGAGTCTGGGACTTACGGCGAGGCAGCGCTGGCCTTCACCGAGCGCAGCGTGCCGGTCGAGAAGATCGCTGTCTGGCTGCCCGTCACCGATGAGCAGCTGGAGGACGTGCCCAGCATGGCTGCCTACATCAATAACCGGCTGGCCTACATGCTGGAAGCCCGCCTCGATTCCCAGATACTCAACGGCAACGGCACACCGCCCAATTTGATGGGCACGCTCAACGTCAGCGGCATCCAGACCCAGGCCAAGGGCGCCGACCCGACGCCGGACGCCTTCTACAAGGCCTTCACCCTGCTTCGCACGGTTGGCTTTGCTGAGCCCGACGTCGTTTTCATGAACCCGGCCGACTGGCAGGACATCCGCCTGCTCAGGACTTCCGACGGCATCTATATCTTCGGCAGCCCGCTCGACCCGGGCGTCGAAAGGATGTGGGGCATCCGCGTGGTGTTGTCTATGGCCGTGGTGGCCAACACCGGCATCGTAGGTGCCTACGGGCAGTATTCCGCGCTTTACATGAAACGCGGGCTGGAGATCAAGGTCACCGATTCCCACGACACCTACTTCATCTCCGGCAAGCAGGCCATCAGGGCTGATATGCGCTGCTCTTTGGTGCACTTCCGGCCCAAGGCCTTCTGCAAGGTAACTGGCATCTAAACCAAGCGGGCGGGCCAGCTGCCCGCCCAGCTTTTTCACAGGAGGAAAAACATGCCCATCATACAAGGTGGAAAGGTGATTGAGGGCGCCACCAAGCGGCCATGGATGAACGATGGTGTGCCCACCAACGGCACATCCGGAACTCTGGCGGGTGTCGCAGACCCTGGCGACCTGCTCATCGATTACGCCAACGGCAACCTTTATCAGAACACCAATACCAAGCTCTCGCCCACCTGGACTAAATACACCACGGAGGCCGAGCCAACACAGCACCTCTGGACCAACAACGGCGCTCCCACTGACGGTACCGAGGGCACGCTGGCAGGATCGGCAGAGCCCGGTGATCTTTTAATCGACACAGCCAACAAGAAGGTCTACCAGAACACCAATACCAAGGCCTCGCCCACCTGGAACTCGGTGCGCGATATCGCCGAATCCGAGATTGGCACCGGCGCCGTCACCGAGACCAAAATCGGCGCTGCAGCGGTGAGCAAGGGCAAGCTAGCCGGCGGATTCTTCAAGGTCAACCTGATTGCCGGCGGTTCCGCTGGAGATCACACGGTAACCGGAATAACAGCCTCAGACGAGCTGGTCTCAGTATTAAGGTTGGTGGCAGACGGCCACCTGGATGACATGACCGACCTCACCAGCGAGTTCACCACAGCGGCGGGCAAGATCAACAACGCCGAGGGCACAGACACCACGGGAGATAAATTGCTGGTGGTCTGGCTGGACATCACCGCATGAGCACCGATAAAGAGCGGGAGCAGATCCGCGATAGGGTGCGGCGTTACCGTGACAAACATAAGGGTGAGGGCGTTACAGCTTCAAAAGTAACGCCCATAACGCCCAACAAGGCCGTCTGCAAATGTAAATACTACCGTTACAGCGACGGTCAGCTGGTCTGCTCCCAGTGCGGCCGGCCGGCGCCGCCCAGACTGGTCGAGGACAAGCTCAGGCGAGGGATAAACATCAAATGATCATCAAATACAAAAGCATCATCATCGACGGCAGGGACAGGTCAGGCCAGATTGAGGAAGTTCCTCATAACGTGGCCTTGCGCCTGATCAAGCAGGGCTACGCTGAGCCGGTGGAAGCCCAATCAGTTCAGCCGCAGGATCCCGCTGAGGACAAACCCAAAAAGAGGAACAGGCCATGGGCTTGAACCAGACGTCGGCTCCGGCCATCGAGCCGGTCAGCCTTGAGGAGATCAAGCTGCACCTGCGCCTGGACAGCGGTATAACTGAGGACGCCCTGCTATCATCACTAATTACGGCCGCCCGCCAGTATTGCGAGGGCTTCCAGCGCCGCGCCTATATCACGCAGACCTGGCAGATGTGGCTGGACAGGTTCCCGGTCATAGATAATATCTACCTCCCCTGGCCGCCGCTGCAGTCCGTGTCCTCAATCAAGTATTACGATACGGAGGGCGTCGAGAGCACGCTGCATAACAGCAACTACTATGTGGACACCCAGTCCCAGCCTGGTCGCCTCTCCCTCAACTACGGCAAGTCGTGGCCCACGACAGCCCTGCGGCCCACCAACGGCGTCTGCGTCACCTTCGTCTGCGGGTACGGGGACAGCGCCGGAGATGTGCCCGTTAAAGTCCTGTACGCGATAAAGCTGCTGGTCGGGCATTTCTATGAGAACAGGGAGGCCATCTCTCAGAGCCAGCTCTACCCGGCGCCCATGAGCGTGGACGCCCTGCTCTGGCAGGACAGGTGCTTCTAAATGAAGGCAGGGCAATTAAAACACCGCATCGTAATTGAGCAGCAGACCCAGACCAAGAATGCCATCGATGAGGTCGTCTTTACATGGAGCACCTTTTGCACGGTCTGGGCAGCCATCGAGCCCGCTATAGGTCGGACCTATTACGCTGCCAACCAGCTGGAATCAAAGGTCGATGGCAGGGTGAGGATGCGCTATCGAGATGATCTGGAGCCCACCATGCGCATCAGGTTCGGCGACAGGATACTCAATATCGTCTCGATCATCCATCCGCAGGAGAACCGCAGGGAGCTGCATCTGATGTATTCAGAGGGACTGGACTGATGGACACATTCACCGTTGAGATCGAGGGCAAGAAGGAGTTTGAGGCCACGCTGCGCAACCTGGTAACGGCATTACCCAACGAGAAGGTTGAGCCTGTCATGATGGAGGGAGCCAAGGTGATCGCCGACGCTGCCAAGTCCAAGGCACCCAAGGGCCCGACCGGCAACCTTAAACGCAGCGTCAAAGCCAAGTTCCTGCGGCAGATCAGCAACTACCCGCGCTCGGCCGCAGCTGCCGTGGACCGCAAGATAGCACCGCACGCCCATTTGATCGAGTACGGGACCAAGCCGCGCGTTCAGAAGACAACGGGTAGACCGACCGGTATAGGCCCTGCAATACCTTTCTTCCGCCCGGCCGTAGATACCAACGTGGTCCGCATCTACACCCAGATCAAGGATAAGCTTCTGAATATGATCATGGAGGCTGCACAAAAGTAATGTACGTTGAACACGCCCTCTTGAAACACCTGCTGGCCCAATCTGCCCTGGCCGCATTTATCGGGGAGAGGCTTTACTATGTCACCGCGCCGCAGGACGTGCAAACACCCTATATCGTGTTCTTCAAGGTCTCGGCGATAAGGGGGCGGACATTAACCGCCTCCTCTCATCTGGTCAACTCGCGCTTCCAGTTCTCCATCTTCTCCCAGACCTATTACACGGCCAAGCAAATAGCCGAGCAAATTCAGCTGGCACTGCAGGACAAGAACAACGAGATCATCGGCGGGATCGGCGGCGTGCGGGTCAGCATCCAGTATGACGGCGAGCAGGACTTATTCGAGCCCGAGACCGAGCTTTATCACGTTCCCGTGGAATATCTAATTGACTACAACGAGTAGGAGGAACAATCATGAGCAATGCCATTGCAGCCAAGGGCGCAACCTTGGCCAGGGACGGACACACCATTGCCGAGATCACCAAGATCGGCGGTATCGAGATCAATTTAGAGACGCTGGACGTCACCACCTTGACCTCGCCCGACAGCTTCAAGGAATTTATCGGCACCTGGTTTGATACCAGCGAGGTGCCGATAGAAGGTAATTTTATCGCAGGGGATGCAGACGGGCAGATCGCCTTAATGGCCGACCAATTAGCCATGACGGTGCAATCGTTTGTACTGACGCTGCCCACGGCCATCACGGCCACCTGGTCTTTCAATGCACTGGTGACCAAGTTCAAGGTAGGCGACTATGCGGTAGGCGGCAAGATCGACTTCTCCGCCTCGCTTAAGATCTCCGGCAAGCCTACCTTGGCTATCGGCGCCTCAAGCGGCTTGACCACGCCCTTTTTCGAGATCAGCGATGACGCCGTTATCCTTCCGTCGCCTTCCGGCACCGTCTACGATTACGTGGCTACGGTAGAGACTGGCATCAGTTCGGTCACCGTGACCCCCACGGCCACAGCCGGTGTTATCACCATCAACGGCAATACTGTTGCTACTGGAGATGCCTCCGGCGCGATTGCACTGGGAGCCGCCGGCAGCGTCACGGCCATAACCATCGTGGTCACCGAGACCGGCAAGGTCGCCAAAACCTACATGGTAAGAGTAGCCAGGGCGGCCAGCTAAATGGACACGATACCTATAATCTTGGATAAGGAACGACACCTGAAATGGACCATGGGCGGCATGGAGAGGTTCCAGGAGGTCACCGGGATAGATGTACTCTCCGGCAATGCCGATCCGGCCAGCTTCACACAGAAGGAGATAGTCCCTTTCCTCTGGGCCTGCCTGCTCTGGGAAGATCGAACGTTAAAGCTGGAAGACGTTAAATACATGGTTGATATCAACAAGATGGTTGAGTTCATTGAATTGATACCCAAAGTGATCAATGCGGCCGTGCCTCAGGGGAATACAGGCCCAAACGCGGCGAGCCTCTCGACTGGCTGACCTTATGGTCCGTCGGGAGGTACGACCTTAACCTATCAGAACATGATTTCTGGGCACTCACTCTCAAAGAGCTGAGTGCCCTGCTCAAGCGCCGTGCCTTGCTAATCGAGCGCCAGGACTACCATGCCGGGCTGATCTGCGCTGTATTGGCCAACATTCATCGTGACCCCAAGAGATCAAACGCCTTCAAACCAGAGGATTTTATGCCGGGCAAAACAGAGAGTAAACAGCAGACAGCAGAACAGATGATGCAGATTATCAAACTCTACCAAAAGTATTTCGAGGCAAAAGATGAGTGACGCAGAGAAAAGTCTCGTTTTCGTGATACGTGCCAACATTACGGACTTTAATAAAAAACTCGGTGATGCTGAGCGACAGTTCAAGAGGTCGTTCGGCAATATCCAGGCCGACCTCAAGGCAACTGCCCTTCAGTCTACGGCCTTGGCTGCTGCAATCATGGTTCCTGTGGTGACTGCCTTCAAATCCTGGGCCCAGCAGGGCGAGGACATAGCCAACCTGGCCGACAAGACAGGACTAACCACCAAGGAGGTCCAGCAGCTGGGCTACGCGGCCAAGCTCACCGGCAGCGATATGTCGGGGCTGGATATCTCGGTGAAGAAGATGCAGAGGACGCTGGTCGACGCCAGGACTGGCGGCAAAGCAGCCCAGGATGCCTTCAGGCAGCTGGGGTTGTCCTGGGAAGACCTGAGCAAAATGAGCGTCGGCGAGCAGTTCAAGGCCATCGCTGACGCGTTGGGCAAAGTGAAGGATGAAGCCACCCGCACAGATATCGCGGTCACTATCTTCGGTAAGAATGGCACTACCATGCTGCCCATGTTCATCGAGGGTGTCACCAAATTGTCCGATGCCTTCGATAAGCTCGGCGGCGGGATGAGCGATGCCGATCTCGAAAAGGCCAAGGCAGCCCAGCGTGCCATTGAGGACTTAGAGGCAGCCTGGGGACAGCTGCTCAACACATTAACAGGAGCTGCCACCGGCAAGCAGGGGGCAGAGTTCATTACCAGCCTTACCGAGGCGCTGGTAGGCCTGAATAAGTGGGCCAAAGAGAATCCGGAGGTGGTCAATGCCATCGGCCAGATCGCGATTGGCATTGCGGCCCTGGCCGGAGCACGCGGCATTATTGCGGGCCTAGGCTGGGCGCTGATGCCTCTGATCAAGGCTTTTACTTGGCTGGGCACGTTTCTGCCTGGACTCGGCCCTTTGATAGCCGGTGTATTCGGCGGCACAGCCCTGGTGACCATAGGGGCTTTCGCCGCCGCCCTGGCTGGCGTGGGATTTTTCATCTATGCCCTGGTGACCGAGTGGGACAGGTTAGGGCAACTGTTCGGCATAGTCGCTGACATTATCCGCAACAATCTGAATATAGCCATCAACGAGGCACGCTTGGCTTTCATGCAGGCCCGAGACGGGATCGTGAACGCCTGGAATAACGTCGTGGCCTTTTTCAGCGGCATCGTTAATGGTATCAAGAACGCTTTCGTAGCAGTGGGGGATTGGCTGACCAGGCCTTTCAGGGACGCCTGGGCGCAGATACAGCAGTTCTGCAATGACATCAGGAACTCATGGAACAGCCTATTCAGCGGTGGCTCTTCTGTCTCTGTTAGGGCGACAGCAGGTTTTCACGCTGCAGGTGGCATTTTCAACCAGCCTACCCTGGGCATAATCGGCGAGGCCGGCCCGGAAGCAGTAATCCCGCTGGACCGGTTGAATAATATATCGCCCCAGGGAGGAAATTACACTGTAAATATCTCAGCCGGGGCCTTCATGGGTTCGAGGGAGGACGCGCGAAACTTCGCTCGCATGATCCAGGAGGTCATGAGGAACGAAAACAATACCAGGACTTACGGGCGCTTAGTATGACCATATCGGTATTTGTTGACTGGGATGATGACGGGAACTATACGGGCGAGTTTGACGACATATCCGCCGATGTTAAGAATCTGAATTTCACCCGGGGAAGGGACGCTGAGTTAGGCCGCACTCAAGCAGGGACGTGTGAATTTGTAGTACGGAATGAGACAGGCAAATACTCACCCGACAACCAGGCATCTCCGATCTACGGCAAAATCTTGCCCAGGAAAAAGGTGCAGGTCTTGTATGAAGGTTTATCGGGGACTGTCTATCTATTCACCGGATTTATCAACGAGCTTAGACCGAATCCCAGACTTGATGCTCAAGACTGCTACGTCTACTTGGTTGACGGCATGGACGCTCTAAGCCGAGGAATGGCCAATGTAGCCCTTCAGGACAACATCTCCTCAGGGAAAATAGTTAATGACATCCTTGACGACGCTGGCTGGCCTGAGGACAACCGGCTGATTGACACAGGAGCCTATAACTTCCCGTGGGCATCGGTAAGCGCAACGTCAGCCATGGAAGCGTTAAATCAATTAGAGATGCTGGAATATGGTGCAAGGTGTTTTGTTGACGGGCAAGGGAATTTTGTTTGGCAGGACGCCAATTATAGGCCTGCTATCACGGACTCAACTTTAACCATCGACAACACTAATACTCACATCGAGTCCACGTTCAATCTGTTAAATGTTTTCAATGAAATAACCTGCGACTTCACGCCAGAAGCGGAACTTCAGCCAGACCAAATAATTTACAATCTGGCCAACCCCGTCAAGGTCAATTCAGGACAGACGGTAAGCCTTTACTGCCAGTATCAATACCCATGCAAAAATGCCACTTTCATTAAGGCTGATCTGAGTTACTTTGATGCCAACACGCAACCGGACGGGCATGGTATAGAGGTGCCGAATTGGATAGAGGTTGACCCGACGTTTACTGCTACCAGCGCCACGATGCTAATTACCAACATCGGGGGCTATTGATGGCAGAAACGGTCATAGAATTACATACGCTGACTCAAAAGCGTTCGGTCTACAACGACCCCGACCTGACCTGGTTGTCAGTGTGGAACGGGGACGGCGAAATAGGAGAGGTAATTGACTGGGAAGCCGCTATGGGGTCAGAGTACAGGAGCTTCGGCAGCATAGATTCCTGGAATTTCACTTCGCTATACATGCGTGGAATAAGTCTCACCGGAGCGCAATACTTCCCGACAGGTGTCTTTTCCAACATTACAGCGGTTAAACTGCGGATAGTATTCAACAGGGCTTGTTATATGAACGGCAATACCCCTGTCAGCGCATGTGATACGTTTAATGTGGTAGCGGCTCCAGCCCTTAGCAACACGGGGGTATATGAATACCTAAAGACTTGCACGTCAGCTCTGGGTAGCTGCAGCCCGCCTTACGAGCCGAGTTATAGTGTAGACCACGTTGTCGAGATAGACTTAACTGAAGCAGGCATAGACTGGAATGGTCAATACGGTTTCGGCTTCAGGTTCAGCCATGAGATTGCAGGCACGCCCCCAACGGCGGGATGCCAACAATTCGCAAGGTGGAATAATGCGTATATTGTTATTACGGGAGATATATCCGCCGCAATAAGGACTAAACCGGCAACAGGCGTGGACTTTTACTTCGCTAAGGCAACATTGAACGGCGAAAGTTATGGAATGTCCTCCGTCTATTTCCTGTGCGGGCTTGACGACCCGCCCACTGGAAGCACCAGCAAAATACCTGCAGCGCCATCCTTTTCGATCATACTCCATAGGCTCGCACGCAATAGAACATACTATTTTCAAGCCGTCGGAATAGACACTGGCGGCACCAAATACTATGGGGACATTTTGAGCTTCGAGGTAGTATTGCCGCCGGGTGATCCAGCCTATGTTACCAAGCTGGCTATTCACGGACAACCTCTAGTACCTCTGCAAACTGTCACATTATCGGCGACGGATACTGACAGCATAGCGAAATATGGACGGCGTACATACTCACTAAACACGCAATTTTCACTGTCCCAGGATGATACTCAGATAATACTGGACGAGATTTTAATAGATAACAAAGACCCCAGAGTAAACAACCTCATTATCACATTCCAGAACTTGAGGGCAGGTGAGCTGAAAGACTCTGTTATTGCTGCAGATATCTCCACGAGAATAACCCTGATAAATACGCGCTTAGGGATAAACGCGGACTACTTCATAAACAACGTAAAGCATACGGTAGCTGACGCGGGGGCTTCTTACACAGTCCAGTGGAGATTGGAAAGGATTTATGACTGATGCATAGCCATAAATATAATAATGGCGGGCAGTATGGCAATCTGGTAGTAAGCGGGACTTTCTCCACTCTGGCTGGAGAATACACTGAATCATGTCCGGAAGGCCATAGTAATTGCCTGTGTTCGGTTGCATCTCTGGTGGAGTTTCCTAAATGGGTCTGGGACGACAACTTATGGGAGACTGATTCTCAGGATGAAAATACTATCGGTCATACCCACAAATACAAGAGAATCAAAATACTAACCACGGCAACCATGCTATCCGAAAATAATGGGGGCTGCGATGGAGAACATTGCTTATTATTTGGGTTTGGCCATGTAGCCCTTACATACGAAGTGGAAGAAGAGCTTGAATCTTCTCCGTCTCTTACCGCAGGTTCTCACGGCCACAAAATCTCTACTGCAGCTGCGCAATATATCAGTCCAGAGGGTACCTGGAATTTAATAACTGGATTGACAGCTTGTTCTGCCCACAATCATCCAAATTGTAAAGCTGTTATCAATGAAGTACCAGGTGGTTGGGGATGGATGGAGAGTATATATGACGATTACGGGATTTATTACGATGCCCCACCTCTGCCATCAACAGGAGTTGAAACCTTGGACGCAACAAATGTTGCACCAACTTCTGCCACTCTGAATGGTAACTTATTCAGTACGATCAACGGCAGTGCCTCCTGTTTTTTCCGGTGGGATACAGAGGATTGGTATAGTCAGAATGGCACTCTTAGGAATACTACCGCCAGCCAATCGGTTTCCGAGGGAAATAATTTTAGCAAAGAGATTAATGGAATATCTCCCCATGTTAGATATTATTTTGAGGCGTATGCAACGGAAGGAGAGGAGGTAAATGGTGGATTAGACGCATTTGAATATGGTACAGCTACCGTCACCACTCTCCCAGCTACGGATGTTGACTATTACTTTGCCAAAGCAACATTGAATGGGGAAAGCGAGGGCGTTGACCAAGTGTACTTCAAAATCGGGTTGGATAATCCGCCAAGCGGCCACATCAGCAAAATACCGGCCGCGGCATCCTTCTCAATGACTGTGCATAAACTCGCAAGAAACAGGACATATTACTTCCAAGCTGTCGGGGTAGACTCTGAAGGCGCCGAGCAATACGGGGATATCTTGAGTTTTGACGTGGTACTACCCCCCGGTGACCCCGCTTACGTTACTAAACTCGCAATCCATGGCCAGCCGTTAGTGCCGCTTCAAACGGTTACTCTCTCCGCAACGGACCCGGATAGCATAGCCAAATACGGAAGGCGCACCTATTCACTCAATACCCAATTATCATTATCTCAGGATGACACCCAAATCATACTTGACCAAATCTTGGAGGACAATAAAAATCCGCGCGTCAATAATCTTATAGTCACCTTTCAGAATTTGAAGCCCGGGACGCTGAAAGACTCGGTCATAACTGCGGACATCTCCACCCGCATAACTCTTATCAATACACGCTTGGGGTTGAATACTGATTATTTTATCAACAATATCAAGCACACCATAATCGACGCTGGAATGTCCTACACCGTTCAATGGCGATTGGAGCGCATTTATGACTGAGTGGATCGAGCCTAAGACTTTACTTACACCTGATAATAAGCAACGTGCCCTGGTGGATTATATTGTCAAAAACGATCTGCTCTATCTCAAAACCAACATCGTGCTGGAGGCCGCCGTTGAATTGACCATCGCTAACGGTGCCGTGACTAAAACCTACTCGCACCACACCATTGACACCGAGGCTGATGAACCTACAGATGATCTTGAGACTGTAAATGGTGGCGCTGAGGGAGAGGTTATCCTGATCCGCCCGGCTGACGGCGCCAGGACGATCGTGGTCAAGCATGACGTTGGCAACATCTGTCTGCCCGGCGGCGCGGATATTAGCCTGGATAATGCCGATGCTTACCTGATGCTGGTCTACAGCGGCGCCAAGTGGGTAGCCATCTCCGGCGCCGACCCGGCGCACAGGGTAAGAGTGGCCAACTCAGCGCCATCATCGCCTAGTGAGGGCGACATCTATATAGATTCGGTGGAGAACGCACTATATATAGCTACCGATTAGGAGGTTCAATGTTCGAGAAAGATAAAAAGCAGCAACAGGTTGAGACGGAGGGCGAGATCATCGTTAAAATCCCGCGACAGCTGCTGCCCGACTTCGAGGAATTGGCCAGAAGCCGCGGATTCCCCGACTCACGGGCTTTCCTGGCCAACTTCGTGCGCAAG